CGAAGAAGCTTCTCAGAGTTGGACAGCCGGTACTCCGTTGGTCGAAGATGGCTCTACCCTGGAACTGGAAATTGATGCTTCAGCCGGTAGCAACAAGCTGGTTGGTTTCGCTGCTAATCCTTCGAGTGGTACTGCTGGTACTGCTGTTGGTTATTACGAGGCCAATCCGTACAACCTGTTTGAGATGACCCTGCGTAACGGTTCTTCCGCTATCGCGCTTGCGACTACGCACCTTAACGTGGCCTATGGTCTTGTGATTACTGCTACCGCCAACACGTATGTTGACATCAGCAATACCACACAGAAGAAAGTGCAAGTGCTTGGCCCCGCTGCTGGCTCTTCCATTGGCGATACCAACGCTCGCGTGATTGTGCGTGTGCTGACCGACATCCAAGCCAAAGTTGGCGATGTGACGGCTGCGTAATATAGCACAACTGAAATAGAAAGGAAAAGATTATGGCTATTATCTCTGGACAAATGGCAAAACTGTTCGATGCGAGAATCGGCAAGGCGTTCTTCGGCAACCTCAAGTTGTACCCTGAAGAGTATGCTCAATGGTGTGACAAGCGTACAACCAAGGAACAGTACGAACGTGATGCGATGTTTGGTGAGTTCCCCATGCCCAACTTGGTTGGTGAGTACGAGAACGCGCCGGAAACGCATTTCAGTCCTGGACCGCAACGCACGTGGACGCCCGTGAAGTACGCCGTAACGCTGATCGCTTCTGAAGAGATTATCGAGGACGAGCGTTTCCCTGTGGTCGTGAAGAGTGCCGGTGCGCTGGGCACAGCCATGCGTCACCGTTACGAGACTCAAGGTGCCTACGACCTGAACAACTCGTTCACGGTGAGTACGGTTGGTGCTGCTGATACGGCTGACGAAACCCTGTGTGCGACCGCGCATGCTTCGTTTGGTGATGGTTCAGATCAGGCTAATCGCCCTGCTACGGATGTGACGCTTGGTGTGGATTCTCTGTGGGCGGCGGTGGTGAATTTCCATGGTCTTAACGACCGTGAAGATAACCCGATCATGAAGATCCCGAACAAGCTGGTTTTTGGACCGACTCTGGAACGTCGTGCGATTGAAATTCTGCGTTCCGACGCTGGTGTTCCTTACCTGTCCACGAACGAGATGAACGCTATCCGTTCCAAGAACCTGGGTTATAGCATTGGTCATTACATTGATTCCGTGACTGCGTGGTGGGTGACGACTGCTGAAAAATCTATTCGGTTCTATGTCCGTCGCGCTCCGACCGTCAAGGCCGAAAGCACGATTCGCAACGATAGTCGCTCTTGGACGATTTCCACTCGTATCAGCCATGGTCCCATGGACTGGTATGATATTTACGGAACCGACGGAGTGGCGTAAGCAACCATAGACTTAACAAGAAAGGATGGTAGCTTAATGAATAAGAGAATTGGAAAATACTTGGTAATCACTAGCTTGGCGGCTATGTGCGCCTCTGTTGCCTACGCAACGGACGGGGCAAAAGCGGCTTGGATTCGTGATTCTGATGGAGTGCTGACGAGTGGTATTGACTCTGACGGTGGCCTCGTTGTCCCTTCGATGACGATTGCCGAGGGCGTTACAGTCGGAGGCACGCTTGACGTTACTGGCGTGATAAGCGGACCAGGCACAGGAATAACCGGCGTTGCCCTTGACTCAGAAGTATGGGGTTCTGCTGGTATTACTCCGTCTCCCGCGTTGTTGGTCAATACCGTTGCGATTCAGGCCAAGGACATTGCTGCTGGTGATTTGTCCGGCTATCGTGTGTTGCATGTGTGGGTTGCCGAGACTGACGTTGGGGTAGCTTCGACGAACAATATCGAATCGCTTGCCATGTCCACCGGTACTGCTGTTTCCACCGTAACCGCCCATGCGGATTACTGGTATGTGACGGCTGCTGCTGGTACGGCTACGGCTACCGTTACTGGTACTGCGGTTGGAACGAACTACCTGATGGTTGCCGATGGAAGTGTTGTAAGCTCGTCGGCAATTACGTTTGTTGAGTAAAAAAAACAAGCATGGTCCCGGCAGGATGAAAAGTACGCCTGCTGGGATCGCGCTGGAGGTTGCTGATGAAAAAGATTATGATTTACTTGTCGGCTATGTCTTGTGCGGTCACTTGCATGGCTGTTCAGGATGTGATTGTGCTGGCTGTTGATAACGTAGCCACTAGCACGACTGCCGATGTATCGAGTTCTGCCGCATTGTATGGCTGCATTGACAGGGTGTATATTGATGTTGGCGATGGCACTAATGCGTTGACGCTCGTTGCGTCACTGACCGTTACAGACCAGTTTACGAGCGAAACCCGCACTTTGCTAGCTTCAGACACATACAATGTAACCAACAATATATCCGTGTCTCCACGGTTTGCTACTGTTACGTCTGCTAATGTTGGAACTACCAATGACTACGTTCCCCTGCGGCTGCATAATGACAAGGTGAACTTCAATGTTCATACTGCCACTGCGACGAACCGTAACGCCAAGGCTTATATCTACTACTACACCGACTGACAAGAAACGAGGTAGCTATGCGTGTTGCCGAGATGCTACAAGCGGCTCTCTATACGTTTGCACAGCAGAATGACAATGACAGGTTCAACCATGACTTCATTCTCTCGTTAAATGAGGCACAGGCTGAATTTGCAACCTACCGCAAGTGGGGGTGCCTACGTACCACGGGTGATGTGGCTACGACCGAGGACACACAGACAGCAGCCCTGCCTGATGACTTTGGCACGTTCTACGATGTCAAGGGAGCGCACAGGATCACGAGTAACGACGACAGCATAGTCGAGATAGTGCCGTTCGACCAGCAGTATTCAAGGAACTTTAGTAGCACGGAAAGTGGAGCGCCCACAAAAGCGTGGGTGATTGGGACTCTCATTTACTTCTATCCCATTCCAGATGCTGCCTACACCGTTGCCTTTATCTACTACAAGCGTCCTACTGATATCACGGGTGCAAGCGGAGATATATCTTGTATCCCGGCACGCTACCACGAGTTGATAAAGCGTCTTGTGTATAAGCGGTTGCAGGAATATGGCTACTCGTCGGCCGAGGAACTCTCGATAAACGACATGAGCATTAACCGCATGTACTCACAAGCGGTAAAGGATGATATTGCTACCTATGGTGGGCCGGTCATGGCATTGTATGATGATAGCTACACAACCACTATAGGGTGATGCAATGGCAAAGAAACAAATAGCAGACGAACGTGGTGCGGTAGATAGCGGATGGATTATCATTGCCAAGCAGTTCCCCCCTTCAAAGAACACACGGGTAGCCCCTGAAGTATTACAGGATGGCGAGACACCTGAATCATACGGCATAGGCATTGAGCGTCCAGGGTACCTGTATGCCGATAGCGTGCCTACAGGATATGCAGCCAACCCGTTCTATACGTCTGTTACGGAGCCTACAGGGTATCCTGAAGCAAGCCTGACATGGTACTGGTGGTTCGACAGACTGTGGGCTATAAGCGGTGATGGCAGGGAAGTGTACTACGGGGCACACGGGTACAAGGACTATTACATTCCACAGCGCAGGACGGTGGCAGGCTTTGGCAGTTCCAGTGGCAAGACGTACACCACGTTATGCCCGTTTGGTGACTCCATGGCATTGTTTTCTGCTGACAAGGTGGACGTAATTAAAAACGCGGCTAGTCCAGCCGCCAACTTTCAACTTACAGAATTGATACAATCGCAAGGATGCGCTGCGAGTAATAGAGCGATTTCGCTAGGCCAGAATATCTACTTTGCCAACGCAAACGGTATCTGGACTGTGGGCGATTTCGACGCCGTGGAAGTCACTCAAGCGGTTCGCAACAGCCTTGCACCCTTTAGCACAGCAACAGCCACAGTCTTGCACCGTGATGAACAACGCGGGATCGTGGTGGGGCTTGACGGCAGTTCCAATGTCCAGTTCGCCATATCGCAGGGTGAGCAGGCAACGCTGGTAGACTACTCCACGACAGGGTTCAGGTACACCACGCCTACGCTCATGGCAACGGCAGGCAGTCCCATAGCAGTAGACAAGATAGCCATTGTGTACGAGGCCACCGGGACAGACCGCAAGTCAATGACATTTGCCACCAAGATAGACGATACATGGCAGCCCACGCAGACTAATCACTTGTCCGACAGCCAAGGCAAGGGGCGCGTGGAGATACCTGTTAACAATATGTACGCTTGCAGGCGTTGGGCTATGCGTATCACGGCATTGAGCAGCAATGTATATCTCAACAATATACAAGCCAAGATCAAACAAGGCGGGGTGATTGGTTACACCAGCAACTAGGAGTAGACTATGGCAACTTTATTTGAAGAATTTCGGAACCGTATGCCAGGTGCCCCTGCACAGCAGATGCCTACGTTGAGCGGCGGTAGCAACAGGACAAGTACAGGAACGGGATTTAATAGCAAGCCCTTCGGTGCGCCAAAAGGAACGGCTATGGGCCCACGCTTCTCGCAACAGGGCCCTCCACAGCGGCAGGCTCCACCGCCTCAGTCTACGTTTCACCCATCTGAAGGTGGCGAATACAAGAAGCCTCCGACCCCTTCAGACCGTCTTGGCGTTGGTATGCAGGGAGCAACGATGCAGTTGCTTAAAGGGATGCAGGGCATGTCGGGGCAGGACCAGCAGGCTTACTTGAGCAGTATGCAACAGAACCTCACACAGCGGTTGCAACGCTATCAGGTGCTTATGGCGCGTGGGTTTGGTGAAGAGATGGACGATACGGCAAAGCGCGATTACCAGTCCATTATGAAAAGCCTGACCGACGTGAACAAGATGATGAACAATCCTGAGTATATGGCAAGCATGTATGAGCAGTACACGGCAAGACCTGGGCAGACCGAGGGTGAACGCTTTATAATGCGGCAGAACACAGCTGGTGGCTGGTAC